CCCGCGGTATGTGGGAAACCGGTTGAAAAGGGAGATTGAACGGCAAGAACGGGGGCTTTCGCTGGCCAAGATGCGTTCGGATGTTGGCCGAAAAGGCGGGATAGCAACCAAGCAAAAAGCAATTGGACGGCAAACAGGCAGCAAGCAGGCAGCAAATGAACGTTCATTTGCTGGTGATTTGAAGCAAATGAACGCCACTCCCGCTCCCGCTCCCGCTCCCGCTCCCAGTACAGAACCCCCTCGCCTTCCGCTCGGGGAGGCCCCAGCCGGTGAGGAGAGGGCTCTGGATCTCTGGCGTGAAATTGCAGAACCAGCCGGTTTGCCCAAGGTTCTGAAACTGGACCCGAAGCGCCAAGGTCACCTGAAGGCCCGCTTGAAGGACGGCACGTGGTTGGATCTATTCCGCGAGGCGATCACCTATGCGGCAAGACACCCGGAAGGCGCCTGGATGCGCGGGGAGGGGTCCAGGCCATGGAAGGCGGACCTGGATTACTTCCTCCGCCCTGAGACGGTCCTGAAGACCGTGGAGAAGGCACGGGCGGCTGGGACGGGGCAAGCAAGGGCCGCACCTCCCTCGCGGGCTATCCCTCGCCGCTGTGCCACCGCAGACGCTGAACATCGTGAGCAGCTCTCCCGAATGGACCCCTTTCCGACTCTTCCTGCTGCTGGAGATCATCCATGACGTATCACCCCCGCACACGGCAATTGATGACTCTCCCCAGCGTCGGGCTTGCTCCCCGCGAGGCCCGGGCCCTCCTTGCCCCCAAACTGCACCACCTGCCGGAGGCTCCGGGGGGCATGGGCATCGTGGGAGGGGTCGGCGTGGGCAAAACGTGGGCCTTGGCCCAGCATGCGGCGGACTACGTGGACGCCATTGTGAGGGCGTCTCCCGATCCCGACACGGCCGTGATGCCCTACCGTGGCCGCCTCACCTGGGTGAACTGGCCAGAACGAGCCGAGGAAGTGAAACGCCTGGTCATCAAGCGGGGCACCGATCTGGAGGACTGGATTGAGCGCTGCAAGGATTCCACGCGGCTCTACATGGACGATCTTGGCCGCGAGCGCATGGCGGTGAAGGGCGAGGACGATTACGCGCAGGCGGTGCTGGGGGAGATCCTGGACCACCGCTACCGGTACGCGCTTCCGGTGTTCTGGAGCAGCAACCTGACCAACCGTCAGGAATTCGCGGACACCTACAACGCTCGCCTGGTGAGCCGACTCCTGGGCACCTGGGCGCCGGTCCTGATCAAGGGGCATGACATCCGCATGGACGAACCGGCCAAGGCCTCTGATTTCCGCCGCGCCGCTGGAGGTGACAATTGAGCCGCACCCTTCACCTCGTTGAAATCAAGCAGGATCTAGCTTCCGTGCTCGTAGCCCAGGGTATTACGCCCGTGTACGCGGACAAGCTGGCGGAGTGCCAAGCGAAGTGCCTGCACCGGAAACACCAGGGCGAATACATCTACTGGGCCAAGGGAAAGGTTTCACTCGGGATGGACCAGTCCCTGAGGAAGGAGATCTTCCAGGAGTGGTTTGAATTCGGAAGGCCAGGGAAGGATGGCGAGGGGATTTTGGCCACGCGCCAGATCAGCGCCACCAGCCTGGATCGGATCATCCGGGAAGGACGGCGAAACAAATGGGGCGTGCGATGACCACGATTCGGAGATTCGAAAGCTTGGTTTTGTTCCGATTAGAGCGGAGCCCGTACCTGCAATGCCGTTGGACTGTGACCGGAAACCCGCGGGAGCAGCACTCCACCAAGGAAACCCGGATTGAGCCAGCTTGGACAGAGGCTTTGCGCCGCTACGACGCCGCGAAGATGCGCGCCAAGGGGCTGGAGCCGGAGCCAACCTTGGCGGAATTGGCCAAGCAATGGGTTGCGGCCCATCGCTTGCTCCTCAGCCCTTCCCACGTGGATTCCGTGGCCCGGATCGGTGAACGCCATCTCTATGGTCTGCAGGACACCCTGATATCCAAGATCAACACAGGCATGGTGGAAGGCGCCCGCCTGGAATACCTGAAGACGCATGAGAAGAGTTCGGCCAACCATTGGCTTGCTTGCATGCGTTTGCTATACGGCTGGGCGATTCGCCGGGGGATGATCCGCTTCAGGCCTTGGGATGTTCGAAAACTCAAGGTTCAGCAAAAGCCCAAGGTGCTGCTGCCCGTGGATAAGGCGGCTGATTGGATGGGGGAAGTGGATGCCTTGAGCGAGCACGAACCCGCCATTGGTTTGGCCATCCGGTTGATGATTGGCCTTGGGCTCCGCTGCGAAAGCGAGGCCTTGAATGCCCGTTGGGAATGGCTGGACATCGATAGGCGGATCTATACGCCCGGGGAAACCAAGGGAAGGGAAGCATGGGCACGGCCTGTGCCTGAATGGATTCTGGAGATCCTTCGCCCCTTCAAGCAGTCCTGGGGATTGATCGTTCCAACCCAGGCAGGGAAGGTGCTGACAAGCTGCAGGATTCAGCGAGTGATGGACTTGGCATGTGAGGCGGTGGACATCCCGCGCCTTACACCGCACAAGCTACGGCACACCTACGCCACCCTGTTGGCAGAGGAAGGCGTTCCCATCCAAGACATCCAGGTTGCCCTGGGTCACAAGGACATTCGCACCACGCTTGCATATCTCGGTGTGGACATCCGGCGCGTGGCCCAAGGTCAGGCCAAGATGGCAGCACGGCTCAATATCTCTGGCGCGAAACTGGCGCACACCATGGTGCAGACACACGGGGGCACTAAGTGCGCGGTTTAATGCGGGTAATGTCAGGCGTTTTTTATGCAGTGGAATGCATAAAATGGCGCGTCTCGTGTGACGTAGTGCGTCACCTCCTCGGGCATGGAATGATTCAACTTGCATCATGTCAATCAATGCATGCACCTATCAAACCCCGTGCCAAAAGTCGCGGGTCCTTCCAGGGGGGGTGCCCCTCGCGGGTAATTCGGACCCCGGGCCTATGGGTGCGTAGACCTGGCAGGGGTGACTTCCGCCTCTTGCCTCTTGTTTTGATGGTCAATTCATTATGAACCTGGAAGCACTTAAACAGTCTGAAATCGCACAGTTACTGATGGTTGATCCAAGGCAGATCCGGACCTACCACCGCGAAAGCCCGCCGATTCCTTACCATGGGCAGGGCCAAGGCCTCCACTACAAGTGGAAAGAGGTGCTTCCATGGCGTGATATGCGCCGGGAAATCAAAATCCTGCCCATCGCCAATGATCCAGACCACGTAGACGAAAAGCTTGAGCGTGCACTACTTGCGCGAACCCAACGCCAGAAAATCGAGATTGAAAACGCCCAAAAACGGGCCGAAGTCATCACCCTCGACCTCCTTGCCAAGACGGTGGAGGACATGATCACCCCGGCCCGGATCAACCTCCTCAGCCTGCGGGCAAAGCTTGAGGTGGAGATCGGGCGGGAGGCGGCGGAGCGGGTGGACAAGGAAGTGAAGAAGATCCTGCAGGACCTGGGAGGCGAAGAATGAACCTGGAACTCGGGCATACCCCCTACGTGACCCACCCGGACGCCCTTGCCTCACTGGCCGCGCTCGTGCAGAAGCTCCGGAAGCTCTGGCTTCCGCCCCCCAAGACCACGATCGAGGAATGGGCCCAGGCCAAGCGCCGCCTGCCTGCCCAATCTGGCCGGCCCGGCAAATGGACCGCCGATCCCATCCAGCGGGAGATCCAGGCGGCCTGCTGCGATCCAGATGTGCGGGAGGTGGTCTTCATGAAATCGACCCGCCTTGGATGGTCGGAGATCTGCAACAACGTGCTGGGCTGGGGGATCGACATCCACCACCAGGCCATGCTCATGCTGCAGCCCAGCCGGGACATGGCGGAGAAATACAGCAAGGAACGCCTGGAAGACATGATCGAGAGCACCCCGGCGCTGCAGGATGCCCTCCGGGTGGCCACCTCCAAGGGAACCGGGTCCAACACCCGCTTCAAGCGCTTCCGGGGTGGTGGGTCGTTCTTCGTGGCCAGCGCCGGGAACCCCCGGGAACTCCGCGCCACCAAGGCCCGGACCGTGATCGAGGATGAAGCCGATGGATACCAGGCCGATGTCTCGGATGAAGGCGACCCTGACAAGCTCGTACGGCGCCGCGGTGATGAATTCCACGACTTCACCCTGCTCATCGGATCCACCCCGGCGCTTCCCAAGGGCGTGAGCCGGATCGACCGCGCCTACAATCGCAGCTCCATGGCCCTTCACCTCAACCCATGCCCCCACTGCAACGCGGAAGAGCCCTTCCTTTGGCGCCATCCGGACAACCCGGAGCTCCACCTGCTGACGTACGAGAAGGACGCCCAGGGCCAGGTGATCCCGGAATCCGTTCGGTTCACTTGCATCCGTTGCAGCGCCAAGATCGAGGAAAAGTGGAAGGTTTCCATGATGGAGGCGGGCCACTGGCACCACCGCCGGGACATCCGGACCGTGCGGGGGTTCTGGGCGAATGGCCTATATGCCATGTTCCCCGGGCACTGGGCCAAGATGGCGCAGGAATGGGTGGAAGCCCAGGGCCAGCCCCTGGAACTGAAGGCCTTCATCAACCTGCACCTGGCCGAAACATACGAAACACCGGGGGAGAGTGTGGATCCCTCCTGGCTTCGCAAGCGCGCCGATGCGGAGGACCGCCCGCGCGGCATCGTGGCGGATGGTGTGGCCATCCTCCTGGTGCAGGTGGACGTACAGACCGCCGGCATCGGGCGCCTGGAGGCCCATGTGGTGGGGATGACTCCGGATGAGCAAGCCTTCCTGGTAGACATCAAGACCTTTCCTGGGAATCCACTGGAGGGGCAGGTGTGGGAGGACCTGGACGAATGGCTTTTGGCGGGATGGACCCATGCCAACGGCGGCCGGATGAAGCCCCATCTCACCTTCATCGACGCCCGCGACGGCAACGTGCGGGACGCGGTGTACGCGTTCTGCGGCGCCCGTGCCGATCGCTGGGTGTTCCCCCAGATGGGCGTGGAGCGCATCAGCTCCCGCGGCTGGTGCGAGGAGAGCACCACCAAGAAAAGCACCGTGCGCCTCTTCCTGACCGGCACCGATGATGTGAAGCGCACCCTCATGAGCCGCCTGAACCAGGGGACCGGAGCCGTTCGCTCCATCCACCTCGCGGCCTGGGTCACCGATGACTATCTGAACCAGGTGGCCAGCGAAAAGCGGATGCCCGTCACCGACCTGAAGACGAAGAAGACCACCTGGAAGTGGGTGAAGACGCAGAACCGGAACGAAGCCCTGGATCTGTGGGTCTACGCCCTCAGCGGCTGGTGGGCCATCACCCGAATCCTTGCGCCGGATCTCGCAGGGCCGAACGGGAAGGAAATCCTGGAGAACCTAGCGCGTCAGGCCTCCGAAGCCAGGGAGGATGTGATCTATGCGCAGGCCTCCGGGCGGCGGATTCGGAGCCAGGGATATCGCTGATCCGTCAAAAAGTACCAACAACCTGTAACCAAGAAAGTCCCGCATGGGAATCCACTCTTAAGTCAGGGGGATTCCCATGCGAAGCATCAACCTCATCGTCATCCACTGCAGCGCCACACCCAACGGGCGGCCTGTCACCGTGGAGGAAGTCACGGCCTGGCACCAGGCGCGCGGTTTCAAGACCATCGGCTACCACTACCTTATCGGCATCGACGGAACGGTGAACATGGGCCGTCCTGAAGAAGAGATGGGCGCCCATGCCCAGGGCTTCAACGCCAATTCCATCGGAATCGCCCTCGTGGGTGGCACGGGTGGACAAGACAAGCACAACCCCGGCATGTATTCCCAGGCCCAGTGGGACGCGCTGCAGACCCTTGTGCAGGATCTCCAGAGCCGATACCCCGGGTCTGGTGTTTGCGGACACCGGGATCTCAGCCCCGATCTGAACGGCGATGGCATCGTGGAGCCGGACGAATGGATTAAGCTCTGCCCCTCCTTCGAGGTGTCCGCCTGGACCGCTGGCGGGATGGCCGCGCTTGAAGCGCAGATCCTCCACGGTTGATCCAGATGGAAACCGCGACATTGCCATCTGAGGTGGGCACCGTCGTCACGCTGGCGCGCAAGCTCCGCTGGAGGCACGTCTGTTCAGCCGTGGCTTTGGTGGTGGCCGTGAAGCTGCAGTTGCAGGAGAAGGCGGCTGATGTTGCGCACGTCTCCATGTGGCTGATCGTGGCGATGGGCGGCCACCTAATTTCTAAGCTTCCCGGAGGTGACAAGTGAGCGTCAATCCGCGCGTGTATGCGGCCATCGGTGCGGCCGTTCTGCTCTTTGGGGTTGGCGGGTGGCTCTACCAAGCCCACGGCCGCCATGTTGAAGCCAAGGCAATCACCCAAGCGGACCAGCACCACGAAGCAGGGACCACCAGCGAGGCCCAGGGAGTCACCCATGCGCAGGCAGCCGACGCGAAAACGCCCATCCTCCAGGCGGATGCAGCCGAGGTGGCACGCCTGCGAGTGGAAGTGGCGCGGTTGCGCGCGGCCGCTCCTCGCCCTGCTCCCATGCCGCAGACTCCCGGGATGCCCGAGCCTCAGCCTGCGGGCGCTCCTGTCGAAAGCCCTCTGGATGCTGCGCGGGACGATCTTGAAGGCGCTCTCACCAAGGAGAACGGTGACTTGAAGGAAGCCTTGGCAGAACGAACGGCAGAGGCGGAGGCCTTCCACAAATCCTCGGATGAATACAAGGCCGAGGTCGCCTCACTGCGCATTGCCATCCGGGCCGTCCCTGCGCCACGCACGCTGGCCATGGGCCTGCTCTTCGGCACGAACAACACCGCGGGCATCTGGGGGGAAAAGGATTTCGGTCCCGTCCGTGTGGGGGCCGACTTAGTGCGCCGCCAGCTCCCAACCATCAACCAAACGAACGTCGAAGCGGTTTTCCGCGTCGGCATCACGCTCCCGTGAGGATCCGCAATGACTGACTGGTCTCCCCTTCTCCAGCCCGCGCTCATCATTGCCGTCCTTGGTGGCATGTTGAAGTTCTTTGTGATCGACAAGCTTTCCCAGATCACAGAGGGCATCAATGGTCACGAACGGCGCATCCGGCGCGTAGAGAACCGCTCTTCGGCGCTACATGGCGCCCTCATGGCAAAGGGCTGCCTCCTTGGCGGCATCTGCCTGAAGGGCGAGGAAGACGACGAAGACGACGATCTTCGTGGCAATCCATGAAATAGACAGAAGAGGCCACGATGATCCGCTGCACCATTGATCCTCACGAGATTCTTGGATCACTCACGGATCTTGAACAGCGGCAGCTCCCCTTCGCGATCGCGCAATCCCTCACCCGGGTGGCAACCACGGCGCGTGCGAAGGTTCAGCAGGCGATGCCGCAGGTGTTCGATCGGCCCACACCCGCCACGGTCAAGGGCGTCATGTACCGCCCAGCGAACAAGACTCGCCTGGATGAAGGTTCCACCGTCTACATCCAGGATGAAGGCAACGGGAAGTCCCTCTCTCCAGCCAAATGGCTGAACACCGAAGTGCAAGGTGGGAAACGCCGGGACAAGCGCCTGGAAGTGGCTTTAAAGGCCAAGGGCGTGATGCCGAAGGATGCCCAGACGGCCGTGAGTCGTTTCGCGCCGCTGGATGCCTTCGGAAATCTGAAGGGCAGCTTTGTGGTGCAGCTGATGAGCATCCTGAACCTGCTGGCAGAGACCGGCTATGCCGCAAATCAAACCGCGAAGAGCAAGGCCAGGAACGCCAAGCGCACCAAGAAGGCGCCGGACTACTTCATCGGCAGGCCGGAAGGCTCACGGGGCCGCACGGGCATCTGGGAGCGCATCGACAGCGCCTTTGGATCGGCCATCCGGCCCATCCTGTACTTCATCAAGCCGCCCACCTACCGCACCCGCTTGCCATTCTTCGGCATGGTGGACGGGGTGTTCCAGCAGATGGCCCCAGAGGATCTTCGGACCTCCCTGAACGACGCCGTGAAGACCGCGCTGCATAAATAGGTACAAAAGTACCAACAAGCTGTAACCAAGGATGTACCCATTCCGCGCCGCAACCTTGATGCATGGCCGGAACCCCGCTCCAGATCTCCCAGACGCGCTTGGATGCTTACATCGCTGCCGAGATAGCGATCATCTCCGGCGCCCAGGAGTACTACCTCGAAGGCCGCAAGGTCCGGAAGGCGGATCTCCAGTTCGTTCAGTCGATGATCCCCAAGTTGCAGGAGGAGATCGCCATCCTGCAGGCTGACGCCGCGGGCGGTTCGCGGATCCGCACAGGGGTGCCGTCATGGTGACCCCGGACGTGGAAGCTCTCCGTGAAGGCATGCAGCCCACCTTCCTGGATCGCACCATTGCCAAGATGGCCCCTGGCTGGGCGGTGAAGCGCATGCAGGCCCGCGCGACCCTGGCCGTGGGCAGCACCATGTTCGGGGGCACCCCCTGGTCCGGGGCCCGCCGCGATAGCGCGGAGATGTCCACCTTCAATCCGATGATCACCCGGCCCATGGACGATGAGCGCTTCTGGGACCGCCGCACGCTCATTTCGCGCGCCGCGAACCTGGACAAGAACGATGTGCTGGCAGGCGGCATCGTGGCGGAGCTCGTGACCAGCGTCGTGGGCACTGGCCTGGCCCTGCATCCCGAACCCAATCGCAAGTTGCTGGGCTGGTCCCAGGACCAGATGGCCGAATGGGCCCAGGGCACAAAGGAACGCTTCGAACTCTATGCCAGCAATCCCAACGAAGTGGACATCGAGCGCCGTAGGAACTTCTACCAGATGCAGCCCCTAGCGCTGCGCACGGTGGCTGTGCGGGGGGATGCCTTCTGTGTGATGCCGCGCCGCCGCAACCCGGGCGGCATCTGGGCCCTGAAGCTCCAGCTCCTGGAAGGTGACCGGATCCTCACGCCCCGGAATCTGACCGAGAACGATCTGCTTTCCCAGGGTGTGGAGGTGGATGCCTACGGCGCGCCTCTGAACTACTGGATTTCCCAGAAATACCCCTCTCTCCTGGGCCTGGAGGCTACGGACTGCCGGAAGGTGGCCGCCTTCGACGTCAAGGGCCGCCCCAACGTCCTGCACCTGATGCGCGAACTGCGCCCGGGGCAGCGGCGCGGGCTGCCCTACCTCGCTCCCGTGATCTCCACCCTGAAGCAGATCAGCCGCTTGGGTGAATCCGAACTGGCCGCCAGCGTGGTTTCCAGCCTCTTCGCCGTGCTCATCAAGAAGAGCGGCGGCATGGGTTCCGGACCCCTGGGCCCTGCCAAGACGGACACGAACGGGAATTCCTTCAGCGAACTGCAGCCGGGGATGATCGCTGAGCTGAACCAGGGCGAAGACATCTCGATCGTCAATCCCACCCGCCCGAATGGCGCGTACGATCCCTTCTTCCGCGCCCTGGTGGGCCAGATCAGTCTCCGGATTCAGGTTCCCCCGGAAGTGCTCTTCAAGAAGTTCGAGAGCAGTTACACCGCCGCGCGCGGTGCCCTGCTTCAGTTCTGGAAGTTCATCATGACGGAGCGGGAATTGTTCCTGGCACCCAAGCTCTGCCAGCCGGTCTATGAAGCGTGGCTGGAAGAGGATGTGGCGGCCGGGCGCACCATCGCCCCGGGTTTCCTGCAGGATCCCCTGCTGCGCGCCGCCTATTGCGGCGCCAAGTGGGTGGGGGACTCCGCGCCGATCCTGGATCCTCTGAAGGAAGTTCTGGCGGCCGCGGAAGCCATCAATGCGACCCTCACCACCTACAGCGAATCCACCTTGCGTGTGAACGGCGGCGACTTCGAAGCCAACGTGGAACGCCTGCAGCGGGAAGAGCGCTTGCGCAAGGAAGCGGGCCTGACGCAGGAACCCGTCATCAAGACGCCGCCCTCCGGGAAGGGCATCGAGAACGCGCCCGTGGATCCCAACCAAGGCGATCCTGCGCGACCCGCGAAGCCGAACGGCGCATGGCGCGCGGCCCTGCTGAATCTCGCCATGAAGGAGTCCACATGAGAATCCTGGATGTCCTTTGCGCCCCCTGGGCCATTCTGCCGACCCGCCTGACCGAGATCCAGGACCTCTACTTCGCGCACACACGCCGCGAAAAGATCGACCTCAAGGCCTGGGAAGCCACCTCGGGACGCGCTGCTGGAGCGGATCGCGCACCCTATGACATTCAGAATGGCGTCGCCATCATCCCTCTGCACGGCGTCCTGACCAAGCCCGACAGCGCCTGGAATCGTTTCTGCGGCATGACCAGCACGGCCCAGACCCGCGCCGATCTTCAGGCAGCCCTGGATGATCCCAACGTCCAGTCGATCCTGCTCTGGATCGATTCCCCGGGCGGAACCGTGGACGGCACCCAGGAACTCGCCGATGCCGTGTACGCCGCGCGGGACATCAAGCCGATCGTCACCTTGGCCGATGGCTGCATGTGCAGCGCCGCCCTGTGGATTGGCGTCGCGGCTTCGCAAGTCTTCATCACGTCGGGCACCACGGAAGTGGGTTCCCTCGGTGTTGTGGCCGATCACGTGGATGTTTCCCAGCAGGACGCCCAGCAGGGCCGGAAGGTCACCCACGTCACCTTCGGGAAATACAAACGCATCTCCACCCCCCATGCCCCTCTGTCTCAGGAAGGCCTGGCGATGATGCAGGACACGGTGGATTACATCGGATCCATCTTTGTGGACGAAATCGCGAAATTCCGGGGCGTCTCGGTTGAGACCGTCCTGGCTGATATGGCCGATGCGCGGATCTTCTTCGGGCAGCAGGCGATCGACGCAGGCCTCGTGGACGGTGTTTCCACGATGGATGCGCTGATCCAAAGCCTTTCCGAAGGCCTCGTACCGATACCGACTGGGGCCGGTGCTGCCCTTGACCCTTCCACCCATTCCATGGAGGCAAAAATGCCTGTCACACGAGAGTCCCTCGCCGCCCAGGATGGCGGTCAGGATCTCATCACCGCCCTGATCGAAGAGGGCAAAGCCAAGGGCAGCGCCGCTGCCCAGACCGAGAACCAGAAGGCCATCAGCGACGCTTCGGCCAGCGCCACCGCTGCCGAAACGGCCCGCGTCAAGGGTTGCCTGGACGCTGTGCTGCCCGGCCACGAGAAGCTCGCCATGACCCTGGCCCTGGATGGCAAGACCTCGCCTGCCGAGGCTGCCATGGCCATCAACACCGCCGAACGGACGTCCCGCGCCGCTGCCCGCACCGAGATCGAAGGCGCCGGCCCTGACCCGATCCAAACCGCCGGAGACCCCGGCGCGTCGGAAGGGAAGGGCATCGTCAACGACGCCCACGCCCACGCCTCCCAGATCACCGCCCACATCGCCGCCGCAGCCGCCAAGGGACGGCGCATCACCGCTGCGCAGGCCTCCCAGGAACTGCTCAGGGGAAAGGAGTGACCCATGTCTAATCGCGACATCATCAAGTCCTACAGTGCCGAGGCCGCCATCACGCCTTGCCACCTGGTCAAGCCCGGTGCCAACGATTACGGCCTGCTTCAGGCTGCGGCGAGCACCGACAAGGTGTTCGGCGTCGCCATGCCGCTGGGTTCCCTCAACATGGGCGTGAACTTCGCCTCCGGCGACACCGTGGACGTCATGCACGACGGCATCGCCGACCTGCAGCTGGGCGGCACCGTCACCCGGGGCGATCTGCTCACCAGCGACGCCTCCGGCCAGGGCATCACCGCCACCGGCACCGCGGGCACCAATTACCGAACCATCGGCATGGCGATCGTTTCCGGCGTGTCCGGCGACATCATCCCCGTCCTGCTCACCCCCGGCAGCTTCCAGGGTTAAGGAGACCTAGACCATGGCTAAAGCCCCCTTTCAATACAATCCCACGCTGACGGGCATCGCCCTCGCATTCCAGAACCCCACCACGGCCCTCATCGCCGATCAGGTTCTGCCTTGCGTTCCGGTGGCCACCGAAAACTTCGGCTACCTCTCCTTCCCCACGGAGGACGCCTACACCCTCCCCGATACCAAGGTGGGCCGCACATCGAGGGTGAACCAGGCCGAATTCGGCGGAACCCTGCTCACGGACACCACCGAGGATTACGGTCTGGAGGATCCCATCCCCCAGAAGGACATCGTCAACGCCGCCAAGATCGGCTTCGATCCTGAAGCGAAGGCCACCAGCTACCTCACCAACCTGATCCTGCTGGACCGGGAAGTGCGCGCCGCCAATTTGGTGTTCAACGCAGCCACCTATGCCGCCGCGAACAAGACCACCCTCAGCGGCACGGGTCAGTGGAGCGATCCCGCCTCCGATCCTGCGGCCGTTATCTTGGCCGCTGCGGATCAGCTGCTCTTCCGCCCCAACACCCTGGTGCTGGGCCGCGCCACCTGGACCGCGCTGCGGCAGAACATCAACCTGGTGAAGAAGATCCTGGGCACCGCCAGCAACTCCGGCCTGCTCACCCGCCAGCAGGTGGCGGATGCGTTCGAGCTGAACCAGATCCTCATCGGCGACGGCTGGCTGAATACCGCTCGCAAGGGCCAGACCGCCAACATGGCCCGCGCCTGGGGCAAGCATGCCACGCTCCTCTACCTCGATCCCACCGCCGACACCGATCGCGGCGTGACCTTCGGCTATACCGCAGAGTTCGAGAACCGCATCGCCGGAACCATCCTGAATGATCCGGACATCGGCCTCCGTGGTGGCGTCCGCGTGCGCGTCGGCATGAGCGTCAAGGAGAAGGTCATCGCTCCCCAGCTCGGCTACTTCTGGCAGAACGCCACCGCCTGAGGCACCCATGGCCAAATCCCCGCTCGACCCCCAGCAGTCCCCGGATCCCGATCCGGGGGCCGCTGCCCCCCTCGATCCGCCCGCTGCGGATCCCTCTGCGGTCC